AAAATCATCAGATGCAAGATTACAAAGACCTGAATATATTACTGGAGTTAAAACACCAGTAATTATTTCAGAAGTATTAAACACTGCCGGAACGTTTGAAGCTGGTAATCCTGACGACCCAACTTCACCAGTAACGGGTTCAATGGCTGGTCATGGTGTTGCGGTATCAACTGGTAAATATGGTAATTATTTTTGTGAAGAACACGGATACATTATCGGTATTATGTCCGTTATGCCTAAAACTGCTTATCAACAAGGTATCCCAAAAACATATCTTAAAAATGACCCGCTTGATTTCTTTTGGCCTTCATTTGCACATATTGGAGAGCAACCAGTAATTAATGCTGAACTTTATGCATATACTGCTACTGCTAATGAAACATTTGGATATGTACCTAGATACGCAGAATACAAATTTAATCCCAGTAGAGTAGCTGGTGATTTTAGAACATCACTTGATTATTGGCATTTAGGCCGAAAGTTTGCAACTCAACCAGCCCTTAACCAGACTTTTATTGAGTGCACACCCGCACAAGTAAATCGAATTTTTTCAGTAACTGACGAAAACCAAGACACTTTGTATTGTCAGATATTACACAAAATTCGTGCTATTAGACCTATGCCAAAATTTGGAACACCAATGTTCTAATATGTCAACAAGATGTATAACACCTTTTTACAAGAAATTGGATATAGTCAATGGAGTACAAACCGGTTATGTACCATTTCCATGTGGCAAATGTCCACCTTGTTTAAGGAGAAGAATATCAGGATGGAGTTTTAGATTAGTAAAACACGGAGAGCGGTGTAATACCGCTTTCTTTGTTACACTTACATATGATGAAGATAAAGTACCAAGGAGTAAGAGTGGATTAATGACGTTACAAAAGACAGATTTACAAAAGTTTTTTAAACGATTAAGAAAACTTACAAATGAGAAAATATCTTATTATGCAGTTGGCGAATATGGGGATAAAACTGAACGCCCCCACTATCACATTATTTTGTTTAATAGTAACCCTGAAGATGTTGAGAGTGCTTGGAGCATTGATACTGTGTCTATCGGTCATTGTCACTTTGGTAGCGTTTCTGATGCCAGTATTGGCTATACCCTTAAATATTGTAGCAAGGATAAGCGGATTCCAATGTTTGATACCGATGATAGAAACAAAGAATTTTCAATAATGAGTAAAAGAATAGGAGCAAATTATTTAAACGAAAGAACACGAAAGTGGCATAAAGCAAACCTTGAAGAAAGGTGCTATTTGCCTTTAAAAGACGGTAAAAAGGCTTCAATGCCTAGGTATTACAAAGACAAACTATATAATCAAGGCGAAAAATTTCGTATTTCAGTATACCAAGAATATTTACAAGAATTAGAAGAAGAAATACCAGAACGCACAAAAGTTGAAAGGGATATTAACCAATTTAGAAGGGCTCACAAAAAAGCTAAACAAAGACAAACAATATGAAAATCAGAAATGTGTTTAACACAACCCCAGATGAAGGACAAGTCAACAACGAACCTTCAAAGACAGTTCCGGACCAGAGTATGACTCTGCGCGAACTCTTGGTTCGTTATGCTAAAGGTTTACCCTTAGAAGGTGCAAAAACACCAGTTTTTGAAGGAGAAGACGGAAACGAGATAGATATTGAAAAACTCGATTTAGCGGAACGCGAAGAACTGGCAGAAATCGCCAGACAAGAACTAAAAGACATTTCAGAAAGGATAAAAACTGAAGTAGAAAAGAAAAAGTCGAAAAAACGTTCGACAATTACAGACGTTGAGGAAATATCCGAAACAAATGAAAAACAATAAAAAACACCTTTTTTATTTTAAAAAAAGCATAAGCCCGAAGGGCTTAAGCTACGCAATTAGCACTAATACATACTTGATATATTAGTGCTAATTGACACTAAGCCCTAAAAAGGCGATAAAAAAGCGATGAGGCCACGGAGGCACGACACGAACGAAAAGCGAAAAATCAGCCTAAAAAAGGGCTTTAAAGTCAAAAAACAAACAATATGCCAAATCCCGCAATTATAGCTGCCGCAGTTACTGCAGGCGGCCAATTAATAAACTCAGGTATTCAAGGCGGTATGAACAGAGCCACAAGAAAGTGGAACGAAAGAATGTATTCTAAACAAAGAGAAGACGCATTAGCTGACTGGGCAAGGACTAACGAATATAACAGCCCACTACAACAGATGCAGAGGTTAAAAGCTGCTGGACTCAACCCTAATTTAGTATATAACAATGGCGCTACACATAGCGCCCAGGCTGTTCAAAAAACAGATATGAAACAATGGTCTCCTCAAGCACCACAATTTGATTTCGGACAAATTGCAGACCAATACTTTGGAGCACAACAAAGACAAACGACTATTAATGTCGGTGAGCAACAAGTAAAAGCTCTTCAACTTGAAAATATCAACAAAGAGATAAAAAATGTAAGAGATGCTAAGGGTTTACCATATGTTGAACCACAATTACAAGCAAATCTGGCAAAAACAGTAGCAACAACTGATAACATTAAAGCTAACACTGCTTTATCATTAGGTCGAGATGCAAGAGAAGCAATCAGAACAACAGCCGATGTGGAATTGGCTGCTAAACGTGCTCTTCAAACTGAGCAAGATACTATATTGAAAAAGGCACAAACTGCTAATACTCAAGAGCAATTAAAAAACATTCGACTTGCTCAAACACTTATAGAAGAACAAGGAAATCTTGCTAAACTTAACAGAATTTGGAAAGAATACGGATTAACTGACGAATCTTCAAGAGTAGAATGGTTGATAGCCCAATTTGCTATGGACCCAGTAAATGCTAACAATAGACTGCAAAATTACTTAGACGCAGTAGGTAAACTCGCTAAAGGTGGCGCACAACAAACTGGCAAAAAACTAAAGGAATTATGGAGTTCAATATTTGGAGATTAAAAACGGCATTTTTACAAAAAAATGCCCTAAATTCACATATGTGAATAACTGATTTTGGTCAGTATTAAAATATTTCTGATCATGCATTACTATAATATAAATTATAGGAAAAATATAATGTTAAAAAACCCAATAAAACCAAAAAAATGAGAAGAAAACGCCGTCGGCTATATTCAGCCAAATCGCGCAAAATGCGCTCTCGTACACGCAAACAACGTACTTATTATGTTAGTCGTGGTGGAATTCGTCTATAAACTAAAAACAATATAAATATGGCAAAGCCAAATCTTTTTAATTCAGTTAAGGTTACTAAACCTAAAAAAAACGTATTTGATCTAACTCACGATGTTAAAATGTCGATGAAAATGGGTCAGTTGACTCCGGTATTAGTTCAAGAATGTGTTCCGGGTGATTCATTTCAAATTGGTTGCGATTCATTAATACGTTTTGCTCCATTACTTGCACCAGTAATGCATAAAATTGATGTATCAGTACATTATTTTTTTGTACCTAATCGTATTGTATGGGATAACTGGGAGAAATTTATTGTAGATGCCAATACACAGCATGTATTACCCTATATGCCTTATGATAGTTCATATTACCAAAATTTAGGAGCATCTCAATTACGTTTACTTGATTATTTAGGAATACCTCCCGTGCCTTCTACTGGTGCAACTCAAACTAATATAAACGCTTTACCAATAGCTGCTTATCGTGCTATTTATAATGAATATTATAGAGACCAGAATTTAATTCCACAAATCGATTATAAGTTAAACGATGGAGATGCAACTGCTGGTATGTCTTGGAATGATATTGCTAATTTTATAAAAATACATAATCGTGCTTGGGAACACGATTATTTTACAAGTTCATTACCTTTCGCTCAAAAAGGCGCTGCTGTAGATATTCCATTGGGAGAAATTAATGGAAACGCAGAAGTTAAGTTTAATAATATACTCGGAACCACACTTACCGGTAATCCTTATTCTCCAGTTGTAGATCCTGGAGTTGGCGGATCCGGAGTAGGTGTTGATCAATTATTTGCTGAAACTGATGGTTTAGATATTTCACCTACTACTATTAATGATTTGCGCCGTGCATTTAGATTACAGGAGTGGCTTGAGAAAAACGCACGAGGTGGTACAAGATATATAGAAAATATTTTGATGCATTTTGGTGTAAAATCATCAGATGCAAGATTACAAAGACCTGAATATATTACTGGAGTTAAAACACCAGTAATTATTTCAGAAGTATTAAACACTGCCGGAACGTTTGAAGCTGGTAATCCTGACGACCCAACTTCA